AGACCCACACCGTTGAATCTGCGAGTGGTTTGGGTGGTCTTCGTATTGGAACGTTCTCTCGGTTTACTGGAGCCCATTCGATCACCCACGCTTTTGAACCACCTCTGAACTTCGGAGTACCAACCATACCAACTCCCCCACCGATCGCGTGGGCTTCACCGCAAGGGGACGATGATATGCAGCGAATCCAACGGATCTGGTATGCCCAGCAAGGGCAGTTCCATAGCTTCTGGATCGACAGCAACCAACTTCACCACACCTGGCAAGGCCAAGACGGGAATGTAGGACATGAGAACCTGAGTACTCGGTTCGATGTTCATGAATCTCTGATGCCCGATGCTACCATCAACCTTGCAGTTGCCCCGAATGGTGACATGCTCGTTGGTTGTATGGCCTCAGATGAGGGAGAAATTGAATTCCGGTGGGGTCTCAAGGCTTCGGCTTGGGGCGTCAGGGCTTTCCGGTAACCTTTCTATCACCCTGGGGGGTTTTGCATGAACCCGACGACTTTGTTGTCGGCTAGCGGTATAGTTGGACTTTTTGGTCTGGCCGTTTTCCTTATTGTCTGGCTCCTTCGGGTGTGGATCAGGCAAAACAACTCGGCTGAACTTAGAGAAGAAGCCCTGTTTAAACAAATTGCCGAGGGCCGTAGAGAAGTTAGTGAACTTCGAGGGGTCCATAGCAACTGTGAGAGGAAGTTAAATATCCTCTACGTTGCAATGAATAGGGCAGGAGTTGAGATACCCGCTGCCGTCTGGGAGCAATAATGCCGCATCGAATTAAACCGGCCAAACTCTTCATTAGTCTGTTGATATCCATTTTTCTTATCGTCTGTATGATGGCATGGGCCGGAACAGTGGCTTTCACCAACTTAGGCGATACTCTCGATGCCGAGAAAACCTCATCGGCTAGAAGTGAATGTGCACGAGAAGTAGTTAACCAACAGGAAGATGATTTTCGTCATCGCATTGGACAATTACTTTCTCAGCCTGATCCGGTTCTTCGTTTAAAGTTAGCCATGGCGATTAAAGAGGAAGAGCCAACTCAACACCGAATCGATCGAGTTTGTCCTGCTGCGCTAGTAGAGACCGAGCCAATCAGGAAGTAACATGACACCAATGGAAAGTTTTCTTGCCGATCTTAAGACGGCAGGAACTTTGCTAGCTAAGCCCACAATGACCACGACCGATAGGGTGAATGCTGGTAAAGCTCTAATCCGAGCGGGTTCGCGTAATCCCTACGCATTACTTCGCCGCACCTATGACGGGGGACCCGCCAATGGCTGATGTGATGGAACTTGACATGAGTAACATCCGGGAACCTTGGCGAGGTGCCAAGATGCAGCCCCCCCGCACAAAACCTCAGCCCAGTCAAGACAAGAAGGTTAAGCAAGCACGGGCGAGGGCACGACGGAAGATCCGCAAGGGCGAAATGCTCATGAGGGAGGGTCTTGAAGCTATCTGGAAGCCCATCGAGGAGTGGGATGATGAAGAGCTCGCTCGTGGTCGCCCTCGTAGTAACGATGGCACTTTTTCTGGTCGTAAGCCTGGCTGGGTTACCCCCGAGATCCATGAAGCGGCCCTCGATCGATTCAAGACCATCATCCGTGAGGGGACCAATGCCGCCACACACAAAGCAGTTGCCGTAGTCGTTTCGATCCTTGAGAACGATGAGGTTGATCGAAGGGGCAAGCCGATTGTCCCTGCAACGACTAAGTTCGCCGCTGCAACCTTCCTAATTGAACATGTCCTCGGGAAGCCGAAGCAGCACACTGAAGTTGACATCAGCGTTAAACTTCAGGGTCTTCTTGCCACCGCAATGATCATGCCCGGACAGAGTATGCCGGCACTTGCTGACGGCGTCATAGAAGCCGAGGTTATTGATGACGACGAGGCCGAAGAAGACGAGTAAGGATTTCATAAGGCCAGCAGATGACTACCGTCGTCGGCCTTACGACCCACCCATCTCCACATATACTGACGGTCGAGGAAAGGTAGTTATAAGTGGACGATACGCGAGAGTTTGTTTCACCCCTCTTGGACGAGACTACGACGGAGACTTGCAGAACTTGCGGCCAGAGTAAGGAATGGCACGAAGACAACTTGCCGCAGCACGGGTTCGACGCATCGGGCGCATCACTCAATGCGAGCGCATCCGATCAATCACGGAATGAATCGGAAGCGTCTGACGGGCAAGGGATGACGCGACGCGATCGAATTGTCAGGGCGCTCGGGCACGATGAGCCACTACGAGGGGTCTTGATCCAAAAGGGGATCCTTACTCCTGAGGAACTTGGGTCAATGACCGACTTCCTCGTTGGGGTGTGGGAGAGGTCTGAGACAGGTGAAGCTTGAACTTAGTCTCGACATTGTTATCCCTCGAATCCTAGAAATAGGGCTAGAGGAAATGCCGAACGAGGCATGCGGGATCATCGTTCCTGATCTTGAAGCCACACCCGATACTTGGGTGAAGCAACTCAGAAATCGAGCTCTTACTCCTACCAATGCCTTCGCCATTGACGTGGCAACGATCCATGGGTTGGTAAGGGCACAAGAACTCTGGCCCGATGTTATTGTCTGGCATACTCATCCAGGCGGTAATATTGGACCCAGCGAAGGTGACATGCGAACAAAGGTTGCAGGTGTAAACTACCTCGTAGTTACCCTGCCCAGAGGAGAGGCTGTGAGGTACTAATGGCAAAGCATAAGGGTGCAAGCAAGGCCGCTAAGAGGGCGTTCAATCGGACGTCTGGTTCGGCAGCTAAGAAGTCAGCTGCTGCTGGACGCGCAGCGATGAGTACCAAGAAGAAGAAGTGACTGCGGGCAAGTCGGAGTTCGGCTTCAAGAGCGGTCCAACCGGACTTCCAGACAAACCCATCAATGCCCTGACCGCTTCTGAGAGGTTGCGACTGGGTTACACCGCCGAGGCCGTCGACCCCATGGCCAAGGCAACTCGAGAAAACTGGCTAGGTGGCAAGAGGAAATGACCCAGACTGTCGAGCAAGGTCGAGTTCTCGACAAGTACAAGTATTTTGAGGGATCGGGGTACTCACCTCATGCTGCTCAGCTTGTTGTACACCACAGTAGGGCACGGCATAAGGCTCTATCGAATGGCAGACGATGGGGTAAAACTTTGCTTGGGGGTAAGGAAGCGGAGGTAACTGCCTTCGTTAAGAACCGTCTCGGTGAGCCTCAGCGAGGCTGGATAGTAGGCCCGAACTATCTTGACGGGGAAAAAGAATTCCGAGTCATCTACGACTCGCTTAAGGCGCTTGGTGTGGATTCGACATCGATCAAGTTCCTTAACAACATCGATAGCGGTAACATGCACATTCTTACCTCATGGGGTTGGGATGTACAAGTTCGATCCGCTCAGCATCCAGAGACTCTTGTTGGTGAGGGTCTTGATTGGGTGCTCTTGGTCGAGGCTGGACGATTGCGCCGTGAAACTTTCACGCAGTACATTCGTCCTGCCTTGAGTGACAAACGCGGTTGGTCTTTGGCAACGGGAGTTCCAGAGATGGCTACCGCAAGTTCCCTCCTTTACTGGGGGTATCAGCGAGGCCAGGATAGTGGGAGACGATCCTGGGGTTCCTTCAAGATGCCCAGCTGGACGAATGACATTGTCTTTCCCGGTGGCCGCTACGACGAAGAGATTCTCGAGGCGGAGGATGACCTGACTGAAGATGAATTCCGGCGACAGTACGGCGGCGAATTCGTCGAGCGTGTGGGAATTGTCATGAAGGAATGGGATGATGATGTTCATCTTCGTGACCTAAAGTTCCATCCAGATTGGCCAGTGTATGCCGCAGTTGACTATGGTTACACGAACCCTTTTGTATGGCTCTGGATTCAAGTAGACCCCTTCGGGCAAGTCTACGTACTCCAAGAACACTACATCCGTCAGAAGGATGTTGAGGACATTGCTCAGAATGTACTCAGGGATCATCCTTTTATGGATAAGCTCGTGGCTTTTTATCCGGACCCTGCTAGCCCGGAAGACACAGCAGTACTTCAGCGGGTACTTCATAAGCCGGCACGACAGAACACCGGTGGCGAACTGAAGACACGCCTGAGCATGATTCGTCAGCGACTAAAGATCCAG